ACCGTCGCCAATATCAACGGTAATGGTCTTGGATGGGAAGTTGGTGGATTCGAAGAACCGCACACCTTCAAACACAAAGCCAGAAGGCATGGCTGGCTCACCGCCAACAAACTGGGCTTGACCGTACTGACCACCGCCATAGATGGCAGCGTTGGGGTTCATGCCGCTCATCAGTGGGTTGCCAGGGGCAAAACCAGGATAACGAGCAACTTCACGGAAGCCTTGGTCAGCACGCAGATCCTTCATGAAGGAAGGGTCAGCGATACAACGGTAGTAGCCGTCAGCGAAGACAGGAACGTTACGCTTACGCAGGCTCTTGACCACGTTGAGCAGGTCGTTCTTTACGTTAAACTGGTAACGCTCAGAGGCATACTCGGTAGCGGTGTAAGCGGTCAGCGTGGTAGCGCCGGTCTTAGCTTTGTTGTTGGGGTAGTAGTAACCACCCTGGGAATCAGAAGACTGACCACGGGACTCGGACTTGAACATCTCGTCCAAGAACACACGGTCGCGCCAACGACGATAGTCGTCGAGCAGAGTCAGCGAACCGATGGACTGGTGGAACATGTTAAGGTTCCCGGTGTCCAGCAGCAGACGCTGAGCAGTCATCAGGGTTTCACGAGCAATCTTGAAGGTGCTCGGGAGGTTTGCATTATTCGGGTCAGCAGGACCGGTGTACTCACGCAGAGACACCAGCACTTTGTCCTTGACGATGGACCGGCTGTTTGCAGTACCAATGGTTTGATCCTGGGTACGCTCACGGTTGGTCTTGGTGCCAGGGTTACCCCAGAAGCGGTAACGATCTAACTGGACAGTCTGACCGGGTTGTTTAGTAAAGTCGTGGACAACAACTGGCTCGCAGGCCATCTCCACGATATAAGCCGGATGGGGACGGTAAAGTTCCGCGCCCAACAGCTTAGGAAAATCGTTATCAATAAACATGTTGGTTCTTCAGCGTAGGTTTAGCTGATACCGGAGATCGAGAAGATCCCTACATAATGACAGATGCCATTAAAAGATCTGGGAACTTCCGTCCCATTGATAAAATTATAGCAAAACTTATCTATTAAGGTTATTAATTTTACTAGATGGTATCGACAAACGATCTCAGAAAGCGTCCTGCAGCAAGTCCGCCGAGTGCAGTAACAGCTGGAGCTGCAACGTAGGATGCAACTTGATATAACCCAGGTGCAGAAGAAACTGGATAGCCTGCTTGATTCAAAAGTTTAGTTCCACGGCGACTTGCTTCTGCTTCTGCTGCAATACGCCCACTATTGTTTAAGTAGTTAATGCCAAGAGCAAGAGAAGTTGCACGACGAGCAGAAGGAACCAAGGCCCCAACACCGACCGTAGCAAGCCCAACAACATTTGGATTTAAACCTGAATACGCTTTTTCTTGTGCAAAACGGAAGATATCATTTCCTTTGCCAATAGATTGATGACCAAGTTCATGGCCAAGCGTAAACTTACTGGCAGAAGGATAGTTTAAAGAAATGTTATCTCCCTGTGAATAACTTACGCCAGAAGGTAACATGTTTGCTGTTACATTCGGTGCAGGTTGTCCAGTTGTTTTTGTATATTGATTTAAAATATTTTCACCGGCAGGATATGTAAAAGCACTTCCGGTTTCTTGATAACCTTTTTTACGATACTTATCAGCAGCAGAACGGCCTAAAGCATAAGCTCCAACGGCACCTGCTGTTGCCGCTGCTCCTTGTAAGAAGTTATTAACTGCAGGATTCACAGTTCTCAAAAAGGAATACCTGGACGATTAACACCGCTATACGGAATACTCGGAACTGGTCCCATCCGTTCAAAAGGGTTTACCTCTTGCGGTTGCATTGTAATTACTTCACTAGTAATCTCTGGCCTAATGAAATTAGCAAGAAATTGTTTTGACTTAGTTTTTTGATCCATTGTTTGTCAACTTCACATCATTTGTTGGTTGTTAACGGGATTACCTCCCATTGCAGTTAAAATTGCATTTGGCGCATAACGTTGAGCAACTTGTGCTTGTTTCATATTGCCGACGTTGCCAATATTCATTTGGCCGAGAGGTGAACCAAAACCATTTAAACTGATATAACCTGTCTGCAAATCATTTGGCATTGGTGTAGAACCAATAGTACCCACATCTTGACGACGTGCCATTGGATCTTGGGCGTAATAATTAGCAAGGGCATTCATGCCAGCAGTTGCTCCCATGCCTCCAACAAAAGCACCACCTAAACCAGCAGCAGCTCCTGCATAACCAAGAATACGCGAACCAGTTAAATTACTATAACTAGGTAAGGTATTTGCTTTAAATGCTGCAGTTTTAGCAGCACCAGATTGAATTGCTCTGCCTGCAGCTTTCATCCCCATGTTTTCTAATCCGGTAGCAAGGGGAGTTGCGGCTGCAGTAATACCACGAGAAACTGACCCGCCTAATTGACTAGCGCCACCTTGGATACCTTGTGGGACAACTCCAGCTGCTGCATCAATAAAGGTTTTAACTTTAGCACCAACGTTGGACATATTAAGTACAAATAAAAAAGGGGCAGTACTCACTACCCCTTATTCTACATTTAATTGTTTTTAATAATCAATCCATCACCAATAGCTTCTCACGGAAGACGTTCGGATTGCGCTGTGCTGCGGAAAGATAACGCCAGGCATTAGCTGGGTCACGTTCTGCAACGCTACCAAAGTTATTCCAGAAGCTCTGGCCATCAACGGTATTCTCTGGATGGGGAGGAACCGGGAGAGAAGGACGCTCTAAATAGTTGCTGTTGTCGTAAGCAGCTTCATAGGTGGTGTCATAACCACCGTCGTAGTAGTTGCTGTCATAGTTACCATCATAGTAATTAGGATCGTAACCAGAGTTGTAGCTATTTTCATAACCGTAGTCATAACTATAGTCATAATCACTGTTATAAAAATCTGGATTATTAGAGTTGTAATAATCGTCGTAGTAATAAGTACCGTCTAGATCGTAATAGCCAGTTGGATCATAGTAATAGCCCTCATTGTCATAGAAACCACCGTCATCAGTTTCTTGCTGAACTGGATAAGGACCATTAGGACCAAAGAACTCACAGGTATAGTCAGCCAGAATATCTGGATCTGTGAGGATTGCTTCATAAGCACGGTGCTCTTGAGCAAGCTCTTGAAGCAAACCAACAGATTCCTCCAGCTGAGAATAACGAGTCAGCAGTGCATCTTCTAAATTGCAAGAATATTCGTTAAGAACAGCAGGTGCATCAGCACCGAAGTAATCAATAACTTCAAGACTTGCTGGACTTACTCCGTTTGCCAGTAGTTGTTGTGTTGTTATTTCCTGTGATGTTGGGGAATAACTGGGCGAGTAACCCGGGCTGGACGGATAAATCGGGGCTGCCGAATTGCTGCTGTACCCCGCGCTCTGTTGGGAACTGAAGCTGGCCGGGTCGATTCCTGACATCCCGGCGGACTGTTGACCCTGGAACGGGAAGGGGACTGGTGAACTCAGGAGTGACACCACCCTGTTGAACGCCTCCTTGTACGGGTTCTCCGCTGAAGGTTGGGCTTGCGGGTACGACTGGATAGGGGCGTAATTGGCTTGTGCTATCGGCGTCTGTGCCGCTGGTGCTGCCGGAGCTGTCGGTGACACCCATTGATTGGTCGTTGCCACCGCTGTTGTCGGAGCTGCCGCGTAGCTGGTCGGCGGGGTCGAATACTGTTGGGGTACCGATTGGATCGGCGCTGCGGTATCGGCCTGCATAAGTTACCTCTTTCTGTAAACTTTCGAGTGTTCTGTAAAGGAATGGCGTCAAATCAAGACGCGGATCAGCTGCCAACGGAAGATCTGGGCGCTGAGGATGCGGTGTCCGCATTTCTTGATTAATGAGATCAAGGAATGCAGAGTACGCTCTTTGTACTTGACCAACCATCCGGAACGGATAACCAGATAACATTTCTGCCACCTCATCATCAGTTTTAGATGGGAACAAGTACTTGAGTGCCTCAATACTATCAACACCCAATTCTTGTAAGTTACGAGTGAAGATAGATTGATTAACTTTATCTTGTGGAGTGTCTTCATAGACAGGACCCATCCAGCGCCACAAGACGGTTCGATCTCCATCAGGAGCTAAACCAATGACACCAGGGGGGATCTCTTTGGATTCAAATGCTGCTGTTAAAGCTTTATCTAATCCTTTTTCATACTTTTGTTTTGCTTTCTCATGAGCAGTTAACTGTTCTTCTGTTGGGTTTTCAGGAAGAACTGGATACTTCAAACCAGAAGCAACTGCCAATGATTTACGGAAGAGTTGTTCTTCCTGGTAAATCATTAATTCAAAACAACGGCAAATGCCATAGGTATATAACTGTAGGCATTTCTTTTTAGCTGTGGCACTAACACGGCCATATGCAGATTTAATTTCAGTTGCAGTTACATTAGTAATAGAGAGGTCATCAATACCACCAAGGGCAAGACGGATCTCAGAACGTAACTGCTCCACATAACGAGCTTGGTCTACGCTAATTGCATTTGGTGTAATAAAACCAACACGATCTGTTGGTTCTAGGTTTGCAATAACTCGTGGTACGCGCAACCCTCCCCCAGGTAAACCGATGTAACCAGAAGGCTGACGATCTACTGGATCTTGTTTGTAAGTAGAAGAAGACAGTGAGAACTCAGATTGGAAACCAGACTGGCTTGAAATACTAGGACGTTGAACTACACCGTCACGAGATGTTTCTACAATGTCACTCTTGGGACGAGAGGACAGCAGTGTTGGGTTACCAAAGAAGGAAAGGTTTGCTCGGATGTTTTTAACCATCTCATCGTGAGCAATGATTTGATTGGATAACCACTCAAATTCACCACTACCTTCTGTACCAAATGCATCAGGGTTATTTAAAACCTCAACGCAAGGAATAAAACCTAAAGTATTTTCAACAACCTTATCATTAAAAGTAAGGCCGCTGTCCATAGAATCAAACGTTAATTCCGTTTCACTATGGAGTTCTTCAATTTCAGTTGGTGTAATCCGTAAACGCATGTAGCGTTTATCTGTCATTAAGCCAACGCCAGCAAATCCACGATTGGATTTAACTTTGTAAGCATAGATAATAATGACTTCTTCTAAATCACCATCTGGTGAATAATAAGTTCGATAAGCATCTTTATCAAACCAATACAAACGATATGTTTTCTTAGTGGGCCGCATATAAAATAGGCCCTTGCCATAGGCTAAGAAACGATCCCAAATTGAATCCAGGCGTGCATCAAGTTTATTGAACTTGATAACTTGCTGAATAAAATCAAAACGCTGGGTACCAAAGTTATCTTGGTTTGGATAAAACTCAACACCCTGCCGGATCCCAAACATTTTCATTTGGGATAAGTGGGCATTCATGAGCATGGTGTCTGCTGACCCCGTGGCTTCACGGTTGACAACAGCCTTGAGCATTCCCTCTAACATGGATTGGCTCGATGTGCTCATAATAAAGATCCGTGGTTAATCAGTTGTCTTCAATCTCGTAGCCACCTTGGAGACGCTTTAAAGTAATTACGTCATCCTCTACTTCGATATCAAACTCAGTACCTGGTTGGAGAGCCATATCGTGACACAGCTCATCAGGTAAAGGAATGATAGCTGAACCGTAAGCATCTTGCTCCAGCTCAACAGTGAAATAACTTGTGCTCATGTGGACTTAGTATCAGTTTAATTCCGACAATACTCTAACTTTAATATTCCAACTCCAGCCTACCCCTGGACATCAATCCGTTGCACAACCAAACAAGAGCATCAACACAGTCATCATGAGAGCTGACGCCAAAGTTGATGATCTCATCTTGCATTGCTTGGAACTTCCTGAACTTGTTAAAGAAAATTTTGTGTTGTTCAAACAAGCCCATAATGCCACGGAAACGTGCAAGCTTGTCACCACGGAATCCTTTCACCGGATGCCAGAGCAAGTTGTAAAGACCGTGCTCAACCTGACAGATGCGTTTAAAGTCTGCCTCCAGAGAAGCTTGATACGCTACTGCTTCTGACCAAATATCTACAGTTGAACCAGTAGGAAAATATTTGTCACCATCTTTATAAACAATTCCCCATTCAAACATCATTTCCATGATTGCTTCTAGCTTTTCCAGATTACCCATAATCCGGATACGCTTGCAATCAATGATATAAATCTTGTCGCCTACTCTCCCGCCAAGTACAAAAACGCTGTAATCGTTACGCTCACGTACACCAGCAGAAAGATCGACTCCAACACCTAACGTATCAAACTCTGTAGGAATTTTACTCTTAATAATC